TTTCACCATGGAGGACAATTACAGCTTGACCCAGGAAATCAAGGACCGCTATGAGCGGCAATATTCCGGGGTGTTCTATGACCGCTACATCCGGGGCCTGTGGGTGGTGGCGGAGGGCCTGGTCTATACCATGTTCAACAAGGACTTTCACGTTGTCCCGGTCACCCCCAGGCCCTATGACAAGTATTACATCTCCTGTGACTATGGCACCGCCAACCCCACCAGCATGGGCCTCTGGGGCCGTGCAAATGGCAAGTGGTACAGAGTGCGGGAGTATTACTATGACAGCCGGAAAGAGGGCAACCAGCGCACTGATGAGGAGTATTATGTGCAGCTGGAGGCGCTGGCCGGGGACCTGCCCATCACCAGCGTCATTGTGGACCCCTCCGCCGCCTCTTTCATTGAGTGCATCCGGCGGCACGGGCGCTTTTTCGTTGAAAAGGCCGCCAATGCGGTCATGGCGGGCATCCGGGACGTGGCCACACGGCTCCAATGCGGGGATGTGTTTTTCAATGCCTGCTGTACGGATTGCATCCGGGAGTTTGGGCTTTATCGGTGGGACGAAAAGGCCATAGATGACCGGCCCATCAAAGAAAATGACCATAGCATGGACGATGTGCGCTATTTCATCCACAAGGTTTATGCGCCATCCCTGGTGAGCTTTTGAGTGAGGTGTTTCCCGTGCGTGTTTCTGTGCTGGGCGTCCAATACGCCCTTGAATATCGGACAAAGGCCAATGACAAGGGGCTGGAAACCTGTGACGGCTATTGTGATACCAGCGCCAAGCTGTGCGTGGTCCGCAAGTACACGGCAGCGGAGCGCCGGGAGCCCCTGAGTTTGAAAGACCTGGACGCCTATATGCGCAAGTGCATGAGGCATGAGCTGACCCATGCTTTTCTCTATGAGAGCGGCTTGAGCGTGAACGGGATGAGCCCGGAAAGCTGGCCCACCAATGAGGAAATGGTGGACTGGATGGCCATTCAAGGCCCGAAACTTTATGACGCCTGGAAACGGGCGGGATGTCTGTGAGGTGACTGACGTGGTAGTGCTGAATTTGCGGGATGACTGCGTGGCCAGGACGGCCACCAATTTCCGGCGTGGTATGACGGACAAGCGCTTTCTGGAGCTGGAAATCACGGCATGGCTGGCCTCTCCTGAGCGCAAGCGGCAGCTCACCGCTGAGGTCTACTATGACGGCCAGCAGGACGTGCTCAAGCGGAGGCGGATGGCGCTGGACGATGACGGCAAGCCCATGGAGCTCACCCACCTGCCCAATAATCGCCTGGTCAATAATCTGTACTCAAAAATGGTGGACCAAAAGACCAATTACTCTTTTGGCCGCCCGTTTTCTCTCGACACGGAGCGCAAGGACTATGCGGCGGCCCTGGCCACGGTGCTGGGGGCCCGTTTCCGGCGGACGATGCGGACGGTGGGAGAGGGTGCCTGGATAGGCGGCAAGGCCTGGCTTTACCCCTACTATGAGGGCGGGGCGCTGGCCTTTAAGCGTTTCCCGGCGGATGAGGTCCTGCCCTTTTGGGCGGACGCTGACCACACCATCCTGGACGCCGCCGTCCACATCTATGTGGTGGAGGAGTACGATGAGAGCGAACAGACCAAGGCCGTGGTCAAGGTTGAGGTCATGCACGGCGGCGGCGTGGATTGTTTCATCCGCCGGGATGACGGCACCCTGGAGCCTGACCCGGACGGGCACTCCGGCGATTATATCACGGCGGAGGACCCGGACACCGGCAAGGAGCAGGGGTACAACTGGGACCGCATCCCCCTGGTGTGCTTTAAGAGCTCCCACCATGAAATCCCCCTGTTGTCCAGGGTGAAGTGCTTGCAGGATGCCTATAATGACATCCTCTCCACCTTTGCCAATCAGATGGAGGAGGACGTGCACAACACGGTCCTGGTCATCAAGAACGCTGAGGGGGAGGACCTGGGGAAATTCCGCAAGAACCTGGCCATTTACGGGGCGGTCAAGGTCCGCTCCTATGAGGGCAGCGAGGGCGGCGTGGACACGCTGACCATTGAGGTCAACGCCGAAAACTACAAGGTCCTGCTGGCCCTGTTGAAAGACGCCATCATTGAAAACGCCAGAGGCTATGACGCCAAGGATGAGCGTATGAGCGGAAACCCCAATCAAATGAACATCCAAAGTATGTACTCTGACATTGACCTGGACGCCAACGGGATTGAGATGGAATTTCAGGCCAGCATGGAGGAACTGCTTTGGTTTGTCAACCGGCACCTGGTCAATACCGGCAAGGCCAACTTTGACGGCGTGGAGGTCAAGGTCATTTTTGACCGGGATGTCCTCATCAATGAAAGCGAGGCCATCACCAACTGCAAGAACTCCGTGGGCATCCTCTCCGATGAAACCATTGTGAAGATGCACCCCTGGGTGTCTGACCCGGAGCAGGAGCTTGAGCGCATCAAAAAGGAAAAGGAGGAGGCCGCTGCTGACCCCTACCAGGCCGCCTTTATGGCCAACCGGCAGAACGGCGGGGGCGGCTCCGGCGGCAACCCCGTGACCGGCCAGGACGGTGGTGACGGCGATGGCCAGACAGACTAACGCCGCATACTGGGCCCAGCGCCTCAAGAACATGGAGGGGGCGCTGCTGGACCAATCCTTTGGCTATGTGGAGAACATGGAGCGGCAATTTGCCGCCGCCCAGGCTGAGGTTGAGCGCCAAATTGCCGCTTGGTATCAGCGCTTTGCAGACGCCAACGGCATCACCTTTGCGGACGCCAAACGTCTGCTGACCAAGGGGGAGCTGGCAGAATTTCACTGGACCGTGGGGGAGTACATTGCCCACGGCCAGCAAAACGCCCTTGACGGTGCCTGGATAAAGCAGCTTGAGAACGCCAGCGCCAGAGTGCATATCACCCGGCTGGAGGCGCTAAAGCTCCAAATCCAGCAGCAAGCAGAGCTCCTATATGCCAATCAGCTTGACTTTGTGGATGCCGCCGCCCGGCGCATCTATGCGGGCAGCTACTATGGCACCGCCTTTGAAGTCCAGCGGGGCCTTGGTGTGGGCTGGACCATGCAGGCGCTCAATGAGGGCACCGTCAAAAAGGTCCTCTCCCGCCCCTGGACCGTGGACGGCCAGACATTCCGGGACCGCTGCTGGACCAACAAGCGGGACCTGGTGAACAGTGTAAACACCCAGCTCACGCAAATGATAATCCGGGGGGAGGCCCCTGACCGGGCCATCTCCGCCATCGCCAAGCAATTCAACGTATCCAAGGGTAAAGCGGGCCGTCTCATCATGACGGAGAGCGCCTATTTTGCCAGCGCCGCCCAAAAGGACTGTTACGGTGAGCTGGGGGTGGAGCGCTACAAAATCGTGGCGTCCTTTGACCAAGACACCTGTGAGCTGTGTGGGGCGATGGATGGCCAGGTTTTCAAGATGTCTGAGTATCAGCCGGGCCTCACGGCTCCCCCGTTCCATCCCTGGTGCCGGTGCTGTACGGCCCCCTATTTTGAGGACATGGCGGGCATTGGTGAGCGGTGGACCCGCAACCCGGACGGCACCACGCACAAGGTCCCTGCGGACATGACCTTTACGGACTGGCGGCAGCAGTTTGTGCAGGGTCCGTTGCCAACCGGCTCCGCCGGTGGTACAATATCACCGGCACAACAAAGTTTTTCTGGAGCCGTCCAGGGTATGCACAGCATGACCCAAAGCTACCAGGACGGCTTGGAGCAGCGCTTTTCTACCGGCACGCCTGCTGCACAAAGCGCTTTCTCCAAGTATGTGACCTCCAGCTCCGTGGCGGATGGGGCCTATACAAAGGGCGCACACTTCAACGCCGCCACGCAAAAGGTCAACATGAACTTTGCGGATGATGCTGTCAATCCAAGAGGCTTGGGCACCACGTTTTTCCATGAGCACGGCCACTATATTGATTTTCTTTCCTGCCCCGGAACAGGTTACACCTCAGTGGCCGCCCCGGACTTTGGGGCCGCTCTGCGGAGTGACTACGCCGCTTACATCAAGGCCGTCATGAAACAGAACGGCATCAAAAAGACAGAGGCCTATTTGGTGGTATCTCAAGAAATCCAAGGGCCGCTTTACAATGCCATTTCTGACCTGTTCGGCGGGATGTCTGCCAATAAGTGCGTGGGTAGTTACGGCCACTGGAATAAACGATACTGGAAACTGCCCGGAGCCGTGGAAAAAGAGGCCTTTGCCCATATGTATGAGGCTCAATTTAGTGCTGACAAATACGCTTTGATGCAAAAATACTTTCCCACGGCTCTGGCTGAATTTGAGAAACTTTTGAATGGAGTGATATGATGACTTATCCCGAATTTGAAAAGGACCAGGCGCTCCAGGAGGCCGCTGCTGAGTACATGGCCAAGTTTGGCGGGCGTTTTGGTGGGGAGGAGCCGGGCGTCCGCCTTATGTACGCCCCAGACGATGAGGACACGGCCTACACACCCCCGGAGAACGCCACCGCTAACCAGGTGCTCCGGGACATTAAAAGCGGCACCCTGCTCCAGGAGCTTTGGCCGGAGCTGGAATATGACCCGGACCTGCTCTATTGACGCCGGGACAGAGGTGAGCATCTGATGGAGCCCTGTTGTATGTCATGCCCGCAATGGAATGACTGGCTTGCCCGTTGTGATGCACCTTTTTGGTGCCCGGACAAGGAAACGGTCAATGAACGCAAGGACGGCATGGAGGTTGAATGACCCACCTGTTGATTAAAGCATCGTGCTGAAAACGCACGGTGCTTTTTTCATACCCTACCGCTGGCCCGGCGGACTAAAAACGGGGCGCTGCAATACCGGGACTGGCCGGATAAACAAGGACAGCAGACAACACAAGGAGGTAAAGCATTATGTTGGAATGGCTCAAGACTATCCTGGGGGACAAGTACACCCCCGAAATCGACACGGCGGTGTCTCAGGAAATCGGCAAGGGCTTTGTTTCCCGTACCGACTTCAACACCACCAGCGGCAAGCTCAAGGAGGCGGAAGCCCAGGTCACCCAACTCACGGAGAGCGTCAAGACCCGTGACACCCAGCTTGAGGAGCTGAAGAAGTCCGCCGGGGCCAGTGAGGAGCTGCAAAAGCAAATCGAAACCCTGACCCAGCAGAACAAGGACCAAAAGGCCGCCTATGACAAGGAGCTGGCCACCGTCAAGCTCATGGCCGCCGTGGATGCGGAACTCACCGCTGCCGGGGCCAAGAACGTCACCGCCGTCCGGGCCGTGCTGGCGGACTTCCTCAAGGATGCCAAAATCGTGGACGGCAAGGTCACCTCTAAGGACAGCACCGGCACCGTGACCCTGGCGGCCAAGGTGGAGGCGCTGAAAAAGGACGCCTCCACGGACTTCCTCTTTGGGGCGGCTCCCAAGTACAACGGCTGGAAACCCGGAGAGGCCGGGGACGGCGGCGGAAAGCCCGCCGGGGGCAAAAAGCCCTCCGAGATGTCCTATTCTGAGCTGGCGGACTATCTGGCGGCCAACCCGGACGCCAAGCTGGATGAGTGAGGTGAGAAAGCATGGAAAAGATTGTAAAGCCCATCAAG